AATAATCTTAATTCTTTAATTTGAGATTGCGTTAAATTCCTCTCTTTAGATAACTTCTCTAACATATTAATCTTTTGAGTTATTGATCTTTTCTCATCTGCTAAAACTTCTTTATCTTTGCTTAAAAATGACCATCCCATTACTCTTTTCTGATTCTTAAATAAAATTATCGCATGTTTTAACTCTTCTTCCCATCCTACTTTAAATAAAATATATGTAAAATTTGCTTTCCTTCTAATAGGTTTATCATTACCATTTTTCATAATCATATCGCCAGCATAATCAAATCTTATCAAATCTAAATTTACTAATTCATCTATGTATTTTCTTAAAGTTTTCTCTGATTCTATAAATATATCTTCCATAATTAATTTATAACTAGGATAAGAAACTTCTGGTTTTCTTTCTGAAACTAAAGTATTATTGGCATTTTTCTTAATTCTACTTTTAATATTACAAAATAAATTTAACATATTATATTTATCTAAATCACCAGAATACTCACACATAATTTTATTATATTCCGAATCTAATAACATGAAATAATTTATTTTTATTTGTTTATCAATATTATTTTTATCTTTAGATTTACCATAATCATAAATATTTAATTTACATGTGATATGTTTTGAAGAAGATAATTTAGTTAAATCAATACCTTCATCAAGAATAATAATTAATGAATCTTTATGCGTTTTAATAAGAAAATCTTTAAAATAATTTCTTTCTCTTGCTATATTATCTTTGATATTTAATTTATACAAAATCATATCAATAGAAAAACATATATTACCTCTAATATTTTGTAATTCTACTAATTCTTTAAAATAAGCAATTGCTCTTTTACCATATAATTGAACAAAACTATCTTTAATTAAATCATTATTTTCTATAGTTTGAACAGAATTATTAGGTAACATATTATAATTATCTGACATAGACTTCCTCCTTTTTATATAATATATAAATAATATAAGTAATTTTTAATATTTCATTTTAATGAAATATACAATACTTATTATACTTTTATTATATTATTATTGTTTTCTTATTATATATTAGTTTACTATTATTACACTTATTTTGAGTATATGATTATTTGCAGAAGATAAATATAAAATTGCTTTTAAAGATAAAATATATTACTTAAAGTTAATTTACACTTGTCACTAAAAGTAACTAATCGTTACTTTAGCAAATACACTCCCTATTTATAAGGATTTGTAGAATGTAGATATAAGGGAGTGTATATATTTATTTCTAATTAATTAGTTAAAAATAATTTAAAACTATCACCTCTTTATCATTAATTTATCATTATTATAACTCATCACAATACATATGTCAACATATTTATTTTTATATTCTGTAGAAATATATTATTTTATTTAGTGTAGAGTGAGATATAATTTACACTCTACACTTTATTATATTAGTATACTAACTAATCAATATTTCTAATGTAACAATAAATTCTACCATCTTTATAATTATCTACATCCATATTTTTCTCTACGATAATTTTGTCAATTATATTGTCATTTTCGCAGTATTCACGAGTTATAATTTGATCGATTGTTGCTTTTAATAGATTCTGTTTGTCAAATTTTTCCATACAATCAAACTTTAAAAACACGATAATTGGTTTATTCCAATCTACATTTAATTCTTCTTTATTTTTAAGTTGTTGTGAAGGAAAATTTCTAATCCAATTCTTATATGTATTTGTTTTTACAGTAATATTTTTACCTGTATAATTATCTAAAACTGTCTCGTAAAGATAATTTTCAGAAATTCCATGCGTAGTTAAAACCATATAATTAGATAGAGAAGGATTTAAATTAGCAATTTTACTCTCTAAATTATTTAACATTTCAGTCTTTTCTTCAAGTAATTTGCCTTGCACATTTATTGTCCTAGTCTTATATGCTTTTTGACCACCACTAATTCTTAATCTTAATTCTTCTTTATCTTCCTTGATAGTTTTTATTAAGTCATCACATATAGTTATAAATGCTACTTGTTTATTTTCTTTATAACCTTCTATCCTATCATTCAAACCTTTCTCAATATTCTTCATCATTTTTAATCTAAAATCAGTATCCCTATAGTTATTTTTATAAAAATCTTTAACATCTTCATATATATTATGTATTTGTTCAATATTTTCTGTTTTAAAAGTATTCTTTAATTTAGGCAAAGAATACTTAGTTAATTTATCAACTTGTTCTTCTGAAGCATTTTTAGCAATATACCCTCCATTTTTATTAATAGAAGGAAGGACTTCAGAAGTTACCCATTTACGAAATGCTTTACATTTATCTGTGCGTGCTTCTAACATAAAATCATATAGCATTTCTTCAGTTAAATAAATTAGTCCATTGCGGACTAACCCTTGTATATCAGCATTTTCTAGAGTTTTATCAACTCTGTCCTTCCTACATTGAGTATATGTTTTACCTTTAATTGTATTAGTTTTTACATGTCCTAATGCCATACCTGTAGAATAAATTTCAAACAATAAATTACCATTTTCATTCGTAATAATTCCTACTTCCATTCCCTCAAATTTGTTTAATACTACTAATTCATTTTGCTTTTCCATTTTCATAATAATCGACTCCTTTACATTTTATATTTTATTAATGATTTCCAAATATTAAATAGTAGTTGCGTTACTATCTAATAAACAAAAAATCATTTAGAGAAAAGTTAGAAGAAAAATAAACATCTAACTTCTCTCTCGCAACTTCTCATTAATAAGAAATATAAAGGAGATGTTAGAATAGTTTCTTAAACTACTCTCTAAATGATTTTTAGAGGGGGAAATATAGAATATTAAATTGTGCTATATTTCAATAAAAAAGACACTTCAATTAAGAAATGTCTTTTATCTATTGAAATATTATATTTAACTTCTATTACTATTCAGTAATTTCAATTTTACTAACTAATTCGTTTACTTCATCAACATCTGTTACTTCATCCTTATTTTCAATTGCAATTACATCAATCACACTATTATCAACAATCTCAAATTCACTGTCCACTAATCCAACCCCACCAAAAACTTCCTTCAAATATTCAATACTTTTCCCATCCTTTAAAAATTCATCTATTCTATCATTAAATTTCAGCATGTAATCATTAATTTTTTCTAATTCACTTTCTGGAAATTCGCTAACAATCTTGTCGAATACCTCTAAATTAATTAATGAATTCAACACACGAATCTGATATTCAAAATCATCTGTTTTAGCAATTTCAATATCTGTGAATTGTTTTATTGCAAGTAGCATTAGATATGAAATTTTAACTGATTCATTTAATTCTTTAAGTTTTTCATAATTACTAATAGATTCCATTATTAATTCATTTAGTTTAGTTGGTCTAAATTTCTGATCTACTAATACATCATAATCTTTGTTGTTAATAGTAATAGTTACTTTTTTCTGGATAAAGAGTTTTGATTGTTCCTGTAAGAGAATGGATGATGTTAATTGTTTATTTGATTTTGCCATAATAGGGATACCTCCATTTATTTTTATTTTTATTTGTTTTTATTGTTATATTTTTGTTTTATTTAACTTTCTTAACTTTAAATTCACTACATATAAAATTCTGAATCTCTTCTTGAATTCTACTCTCTTTAGCTTTTTTAAAAATACTACAATTTCTACTATATCTCATACAATTCTTACAATTAGATTCAAAATTATTTAAACATTCTTCATTGTTATGGAAGAAATTAAATTTAACTAATTTTCTTTTTATTTTGATTTGAAAATTCCCAATTAGGTACTATATATTTAAATTCTTTTTCTATTTCATAGTATTTTTTACGTTCTATTATCATTAATTTATTATTTTCTTCTGAATAAAACTTTTCAAAATATTTGAATCTTAATTTGCTTTTTTCATCCAACCATCCTTTTACTTCAATCCAAATATCTAATTCTGGTAAATAAAAATCTGGCATATAACTTAATACACCAGAATCAATTTCTTCAAAATTAAATCTTTTAAATTCATATTCCCATTTTATATGTAAGAAGTTTAAATATCTAGCAATATTTGCTTCCCAACTACTTCTAAAATATTTATTTAAATCTTCTCTATAACCACCTCTACAACGTGAATATGAATTTTCTGTAGTAGTATAAATATTATTTTGTCTTTTTGTTAATATACCTTTACTTATATAATCTTTCTTTTCTTCTTCAGACATATTTTCAAATCTTATTCTTTGTTTTATTGACATTTGACGTTTACTTTTTAAACTATGATGTTTACCAGAAAATCTAGAAGGACTATATTTTTCATTAAAAGTAGACATTTTAATTCCTCTATTTTTTCTATCTTCTTTTGAATAGTTTCCATAATAAGTCAATCCCATTTCTCCTGCTATAGCACAAATGTAAGTTTTTGATCTTCCTAATATTTTAGATAATTTATCTAATTCAATACCACCTTCATCTGATTCAAGATGTAAAATATACCAATCTTTAATAATATCTTTTTCTTCTTGTGTATAAATTAGACTTCTATTATTTTTTATTCCCAAACTTGATTTTTTATTTCTTATTGCGCCATCAGTTTTATCTAATGCATTCATTAAATCTTTAACTGACATTTTATCTCCATTATCTATTAAAAATTGTTCTTGTTCTTTTGTCCATGTTCTCATTTATTACCTCCTAAATTGTCACAATGTTAATAAATTATATTAATATTCTATTAATAATTCTGTGCGAGGGCGTTCTTTATCATATCCACCTCTAATAACTAACTCTTTTACATGAGTAAAATCATCATCTTTTAATAATCCACTTTTAACTAAACCATCTCCGATGAATTTGATCGTGTAATTATCAGCGTCCCTACGTTGCTTAGTTTTGAAATAATATGTTGCAATAATTCTACATTGAGAAATATTAGCATTAGTTAAATTATTTTCTTGAACTAGCCAAATTACAAATTCACACCATGCTTGTTTAACTGAATTTGCCTTTAGACGTACCATAACCGACCATTGGTTAAGTGACGGTGCAATAGGGGAGTCAATTGGTTTTTTCTTACGTTTTGGATATTTTTTAAAATAATATTCATGATATTTATCTAAAACATCATTATCAATCACTAATTTAATTTGATTAATAATTAATCACTCACTTTCATAAATTTATAAATTTTTAAAATATATAATATTAACTTTCAAATAAATCTCTCTAAAAACACTTGACAAATTCCTAAAATCATATATAATTAACTTTAGCAGGTTGTACAACTTCCCGTAGGGAATTGAAACATTATTATACTAATTGTTAACATTTGTTAACAAACATTTAAATCAACCTGCTAATTAAATAAAAAATTCTGCTAAAGTATATTTAACTTAGCAGAATTTTTTATTTACCTTAATATTTTAGTCTTTTTGCAATTTAGTTATAAAGGATTTATATTATAATTCACACTACAATATTTCTTGTATTATTAATTGTAAAATATAAATGAGTGCCATCAAATTCAAATAAACCATCTTGAGGAACATTGTACAATGCAGACGGTCTTAATTTTATTGGAGCCATAGCAAAAGCATATGCTCCAGTATTACCATTTAAAGTTGCAGCACCACCAACTCCTGAACTTCCGTAACCCAAAGCAAAGAAGACGAAGATCCCCAATCCTGAAAAACAGGGAGTTGAAGTAGTTGTTGCAACAACATCACTTAAAGTAGATATTCCACTAGAATTTGTTACAAATACAGGAACTGTCCCAGTAGTCATTGTTAAAATAGCAAATGTAGTACTAGCACTATCAGATACTACTACTTGTCCTTTAATTTGATCTTGTGTATGAATATAATTAACATATCCTGCAATATTCAAACATATACTATCTAAATTATCAATTACTTGACATGTTGTCATTTCAGCTAAAAACATTCCTCTGGCAGTATTAGTACTAGAGAATGCTTTTGCTCCACCAGTAGATGTATATACAGTTACTACTCCACTAGAAATTGATATTTTACTTCCAGCATTAGTATTTGACCAATTAATGGCGTTAGAATTATTTCCAGTTAAACTTTCTACATTGCACATTAACATTTGTAAATTTTGAACACCCGTACCTTTAAAGTCAATTACAATTCCATCTGAATTTTGAAAAATAATTTTTTCTACATATACAGTACCAGTAATATCTACAGTTACTTTACCTCTAATATGTGTAGAATATTTAGAAGGAGCAACCATATTAACTCCTGCTTTTAATGTTATATCTTCTATATATGTACCTGGAAATATAAATAATGTAGTTCCAGATAATGCTTCTGTAATCGCTTTACTAACTGTTAAAAATGGTTTATTTGCACTTCCATTACCTGTATCGTCATTTCCATTCTTCCCAATATATAAATAATTAGAAGGTTCAACTTTAGCATCTTCAACTAAATTATTAAAATCAGTTTTACTTACACCAACATTTATTAAATTTACATTATCTCCGTAACCCATTTATTTCACCTCTTTATTATTTATATTATTCGTATCTTGAAACTATATAAGTAGTTGCACCAGATATAGTTACTTCTGTACTAGGAGTTCCACCAATAATTGATTTAAAATATTTTTCTGGAGGGACTGTAATATCTATTCCATTAACATTAAATATTCCAGTATTTACAGCATCAGTATTATATAATTCAATTGTTGAAATATTTTCAGAGAAAGATAGAACATTTGCGATGGCATCAGTTTCGGTGAGTTGTTCTTGAAGAGTATTACCTATTTGTTGTGTATATGCAGGATTAGTAGTTGTGAATATTTCTGTTCCACTTGAATTTTTGTTTATTATAGATAAACTAGTATTTTTTAAAACATTATAAATGCCACTTAACCAACCTCTGATACCAGATGCTCCTGTTGGTGCTACTACTCCTGTTGCATCTATACCATCTTCATTATATAAATCCCACGTTGTACCATTAAAGATATAATCTATTATATTATCATCTTCAGTAAATAAATGAAATAAATCCCCCATATCAGCATGAATTGGTTGATCGTCGATGGAGTCCGCCCAATAATGCTGTAAATGTTTATAGCGAGATGTACTTATAATAGTCATGTTTGTGTATCACCTTCTTTTTAATTTATTGTTTATTATTAGGATTTCACAAAAATAAAAACCCTTATAGATAAAGGTTTTGTGGGATTGAATATTTATATGAAATTGTTTTGTGTTGATTTGGATGGAAAATAAATAATAATTTGTTATATTACCTGTTTAATATTATTTAGTATTTCTTGTGCTAATAATCTATCTTCATTAGTTATATTTTTATTATTTTTTATACCATTGCCATACTCATTAATAATATTATTTAAATAATAAATCATATCATTAAAAATATTAAAACCATTCTGCAATCTATATTCAATATACCTTATTTTATAATAATGAATTGATTTTATATAAGCATATAATCCACGAAACATAATATCGTTATTACATTTACTCTTAGATAATATCTGACCATATTTATTAATCATATAATCAAAAGATTGAAAAACTTTTTCATCGTTCCAATAATAATTTGGTTTAGTAAACATTTCTTTTTTATATTTATCAGAAAAATATTTTAAACCACCATATCTTCTTAGAATATAATCATATAAAGAATTACCATTTTTATCTATTCTTAACTCTTTAATATTAGGCATAAAATTATTATCATTAGAATACTCCATTAACATATTAAATAATTCATCTTCATTATAAGAATTATAAGATAATAGTAGATTATAATCTACTATTTGAAATTTTAGATTAATATGGTCTTTAAAAATATTATATAAATTACTTTCAATTTCTTTATATGTTCCAGAAAATACATTTTTATTAATACCTATTAAAATTATATTATCTTTATAATACTTGTATAGTTTTTCTTTAATTAATCTTGTTTTATAATAATTTTTAAATTTACTTGTATTTTCTTCATTATCACATGCCCAAACTTCAATGTGAATTTCTTTATTATTATTTAAATAAAAAGTAAAATCACTTTTATAATTAATAGAATTATCGAATCTCTTAAATGGATATTGTTCTCTTTTATAATTATCTGATAAACCCTGTGCCACAAAATAATTTGCTACATATAATTCTCTATTTGATTTATTGAAATCTCCACGATTATCAATTAAATCATCTTTATCTGAATACACCATATATTTTTTCAATTCGTCTGTACTATTAAAATGTTTAAAAATATGTTTATTAGTTAATCCTAATTCTTTAAACATTTCTATTTGAGTTGGAAATTTATCATATTTTAAAATAAATGACTTTATTTCATTTATTAAATTATCTACATTATCATAGTAACCATATGGTTTATTATCAGACACATCATCAAAATTATATCCTAATTCTTGTATTAATTCACATAAATTTTCATTCGCCAATTCCTCATTTAATCTATAATCATTTATAGATATATTATTAACATTTCCATATTTTTTAATATAATTGTCTAATTCTTTTAATTTGTTTTCTTTATAATTCCAATAATAATTATCATTTCTTGTTAATAACCCATTTTTTGTTCTATATCTTTTAATAATTTTACTTTATAATTTTTACAATGAATGCAATAATATTCTTTTATTTCACTATTATTAACTAATAAATAATACGTCCTATATCTCATTCCATGATATGTTCCACAAATGGTACACTTTACATTTACTTCATTCTTACAATTAGGATTGACATCTTCTATTTTTACTAAAATGGTATCACCTATTTTACAATCATAACCTCTTTTTTTTATAATAACCTATATTTCTTTTTGCAATATGTATTAATAATTCTTTTTCTTGTAACATATTTATTACCTCCGTAGTAATTTATTTTCCGATTGTTATATAATAATAAAATAGGGAAGAAGTATCGGAATTACTCTTTTCAATAAAGATCATGACTTCTTTATCTATCCCTATATGTATTATATATTTATTTTAATATTCTGTCAAGGTTTTTATAAATTAATCAATTAAATCAGGATTTTCTTCTTCAACAATATCCCAAGAATTATTTGTATTTTTAGGAGTAAACATCATTTTAATTAATTCATATAAATAATATTGTTTAAATCCGTTATTATAAATATATATACCTTTATCATCTTTTCCTAATTGATATGCTTTAGTTAAACTTATACCATCAAAAGGCCAAGCAGGGGAAGTATAAATCAAATTAACATCTGCAATTAAACCTTCCATATTATATCACCTCGCTATTATTGTAATGCGTGCATTGTAACATATACTTTATCTATTCCACCAGACCCGTCTGCTACATCAACAGCATATAAATCATAATCGACAGAAAGTTCTGTTGCATTTGTACTATTCATTGTAATAGTAAAATCATTCTTTGCTTTAGCCTTTTTAACATCAAACATTGAAACAACGGATGCTCCAGTAACTTGATCTGTAATAATGCCCTGTCCAACAATTCTCACATAACCAGCAAATTTATCTGCTGTAAAAGTAGTGGTAGATGTGGTTGAAGGTGCAGAATAACTATATGTAGCAACAAAAACAGTACCATCTGGAGCAGTAGTAGCATTTAGCGTAACAGTTTTTGTCGAAATACTATAGGTATTAACGGTAGTGCCAGGAACTCCTAAAGTTTGCTCTGTTCCGACATCTCTGCTATTTAACAAATAAATTTTTAATGTACCTGCTACAGGAGTTTGAGAAAGTGTAATAATTTGAGAAGTTGAAGTTAAAGTATCACGGACAGGAACATTAACTGCACCAATAGATACTGCCTTATTGGTTAACATACCAATTACACTAAGATCAACTAAAGGCATTTTAGTAGTCATGCTCATATCTTTTGTGTGGTCAAAACTTAAAAGTTTATAATTGCCTTGTCCACCCCTTAAATCTAATCTTTCTGCTTTACTAGTGATACTAGAATCTGAAGCATAGTCAACATAAAATTTTTGTGCTCCAGTAGTATAGTCAAATACAGTATAGTTTAAAACTTCTTTAATACCAAATTGTAAACTCATGTTAAAATTCCTCCTTATTATTTTTGTAATTTGTTTGTATAATATAAAAAATCATATATAAATCATATGATTTTAAATAAACCTGTAATTATTTAATTATTCTCTAATAAAATTATTCTAATTTTTCTGACCAATGTTTAATTTTTATTTTTTCTGGATCTCCACCAGCAAAAATCGACTTATAACTCAAATAATATTCATCAATCTTATTTAAAGCCTTGTAAGCGTTTATAAGTTGCCACATAGTCAATTTACCAACATTAAAAACATTAATACTTGGATGTTTACTACAAACACCACTCATAATATCTACAATATTTTGTTCCTTTTCGTGTTTTTTATATTTATCTTTCATTTTTCTTAATTGTTCCATGAATTTTTTCTGAGCATCGTTTTCAATTTTTACTTTATTTTTCTCATTATTAATACAATTTTGTTGCTTTAAAATATCAATAAAAAAATTAAAATTATTTTGATAAATAATACTTTCTGGATTTTCACCAATTTGAAAATATCCTTCTTTGAAAATAATTTCTTCTTTTAAAAATAAATGTAAAGCATTAATTATCATATATTTTGATTCTTCTTGATGAAAAGCACTTGCATATAAATATTCAAATGGCTCTATGTTTTTATCTTCTAATCCTAACATGTCCTTAATAATATCAGAATCAATACATAAAATACTTAAATATTTATTATATTCTTCAAATCCAACTTCATCAAAAATATCATCTAAAGTTAAAGGATATAATTTAAATAAACCTAAATTAACTGGTTTACCTCTTAAAAATTTTGATGCTAATTCTATATCATTCATTTTTACACCAACTTAATTAAACTAAAAATCTTTATATTGTATATAACCATTACTGAAACTCTGTTGTTTTATAAACTAAATATGCTCCACAATAATTTTCATTAATCTGTATATCACCCATATCATAAAATGGTAATTTACCAATTCCTATATCCCTCGTAGAATTGAAAACCTCATCAATTTTATTAACTAAAAAATCATATCTAAGCATTCCATAGTCTGTTTTTAGAAGAGAATTATGAGTTATAATATAAAAACAAACAGAACCATTTTTAAATGTCATTCCAATTGGTTTATAATTAAATGCCATTGTTATAAATGTTTTTGGTTCAGTTAAAATCGTAGGGATAAATTTATAAGGGTAGATATGAGAATAAATTAATGATGTAATATTAAAATCAACTGGAAGTGGAATATCTAAAAAATTATTTTCATTATATATTAGACACTTAACTATATCTTGATTTTCAATTAATTTTATTAATATAGTTGTTTTATTAATACCAAGTTCTGCAAATCTACTCATTTACTCATTTATCACTTCCTTTATAATTAAAACATAAAAATAAGAAGGTGGGAGATGTATCCTCCAAATCCTTCTTTAAATAATATTAATTTATTTTAATTAAAATAAATTTTTAACTTGTATCCTAAATCCATCACTTACAATACTACCATCTGAACTCCTAACAAACAATTTAACATATCCAATACCTAAACCTTTAACCACACAACTATTAGCAACATTATCCTGTGATGTTATTTGTGTAAGTGAAGTAGGTGATATTCCATCATCACCTGTCAAATAAAATTCAGATTGTTCACTATATTCAATTCCATTGTTCATAAATGTAGCAGAAAATTCACTTGGATATCCTTTAATTATAGAATTTGCACCAGATATAATTACAGTATAATTATCTTGTGGTACATCAATCACATTTATATTAATAATATCAAAAACACTACTATCACTATCCAAACTCACAGTAATATCACAATTATCAATCACATCATAAGCAGTTATTAAACCATTTTCATCAACATTACAAACTGTTTCATCACTACTTACAAATAAAAGTGAAGGAGCAGGAGAGATAAATTGACCATTATCATATACATTTACATTAAGTTGTAGAGTAGTAGATTCTTGAACGTCAACTAAACTTCCATTAGTAATCTCAATTATATATATATGTTCTTCTTGTACCTCTTGACTATACTCTATTTCTAATCTAAGAATTCCATTTTCAACTATATCATTTATGTCTTTTATCTCATAATTTTGCAATCCTAGTTTATAAATCTCACCACGTTTAATTTGTCTTGTGATTTCTGTATTAGGAATTTTTAATACAATGATAGTGGATGGAGTTTCTATATAAATAGTTTCATCAGTATCAAGATTTACATTTGAATTTACAATACATGGTATTTGATATGGTGTATTATTTATGTGTAAATTAATTACATTGTTACATTTACTAATTATTCCAACATCTGATACCTGAGAAGTAGTATCTGTTTCAGTACATATCCAATTTTCACTATCCCATAAAATTATATCTCCAACACTTATAGTCTCATCTGGATAGCATAATAATCTCTTTTTATTTGGATTTTTTATAATTGCACTTTCTTCAACAATACGAACATCTCTATCAACATCATTAATTTTTACTAAATTATAACTTGTAGAATTTTTAAATTCAGTTGATATCGTATTTTTCATATTGTTTACATATAATGATTTTCTATTTATTCCTCGTCTTTCTTGATAATCTGTCCACCAAGTTATAATATCAACCTCCGATGTATAAAATTATTAATGGGAGAGATAGTTACTCTCCCATTTTATATTAATAATATATTAAAAATTTTTTTCTCGTAAACCAATAAATCTAAAAGCAGTAGCATCAGCGGCAGTTTTATAATATAATTTATCAACATAAACAGGGAAATTTTCTAAACTTTCACCTGCTTTAAGAGTAATTGTATTACCATCTGCAATAGCATTATCAATATTAAAAGTAATATCACCTGCACCATCATTTTTTAAAAATTTAATTTCATTACAATTAACCTCTGTATTAGCTTCAACAGCAGTAGCATTAGTAGAAAGTGTTACATAACCAGTAATATTTGCCATATTAATATTCCTCCTTATTTAATTTATTTATATTTTTTATATAATAAGATTTAATTCTTTTTCAAGAATTTTCTCTATATTATCAAAATCCCAATACCAAATTTCTAATAGATTTATATTATTTTTCTTAGCATACTCTCGTTTACGTTTATCATGTTCTAATTGTTTCTCAAAATCTTCATATGCTTTATGAAAACCAGGAATATATTTCTCATGTTGTTCTCCTTGGTATTCAATAAGTAAATTTAATTTTGGTATATAGAAATCATAAGATAATAGACCATTACCTAAACCTAATAAACCTCCGAATTCTTTCTGTGAAATAAAATATGTATATTTATTTTTATCTATATCTGATAATATTTCATATTCTTCGTATAATGTTTCCATTAAATATTTAGATATAAGAATTCTTTTGCATTCTTTTTCTCCTTTAGATTTATTACATTCAGGACAACCAGTAGATTTATTATCTTTCCTATTTCTTTCGCTTATTATTGCTTTCCATTCATGTCCACATTTTAGACATAACCACCAAATATGTTTACCACTACCTGTTGTTACCTTAAGTGGAGTTAAACTGCCATTTTTAGTAAGATGCCATTCTTTTTCTAAATCTGGTCTTTTTATTGCTAAACAATTTGATAATCCTACTTTTTTACCTGCACAAAAGGGACAACCTTTATTAGAAAATATATCATTCCAATTTGATTCAAATTCTTCTCCGCAATCTTCTTTAAGACATTTCCATTTTAATTTTTTACTATTATTTTCATAAATATCACTTAATAACTTAAATAGTTTACTATTTAACACACACCATAATTTTATATTTTGTATAGTATATGGATTTGATTTACTAAATCTTTGCGGTAAATTATTATTTTTTAAACTTTTATAATCAGTATTATATAAATAACCTAATTTATCTCTACATTTAATTTTAGTTTTTGAAGATATATTATTGTATTCTAATATTATAAAACCTTTATCTAAAAACATTTGTTCAATAATATCATATTTTAATTTTCTCATATTACCTCCTTAGTAAATCCTAATAAAGATAATAAAAAGAAAGCAGGTGGTAGGATTCCACTTTTCAGCTCGTCAGCCTATCTTTCTAATTTTAAAATTTATTTATTAATTTTGTTTAATATCGCTATTTATAAAATTAATCCAATAATTTGTTTCTAAAATTGCCCCATTAATTATATTTAAATCAGCAATAGCTTGATTAATTCTATCATTAGCATCTTGTAATTGTGTGTTAAGAATTTTAAGTCTATCTTTTAATGTTTCAATATTCAATTCTAATTTCTCCTTATGTTAATTAAAATTCATATTATGCTACTACAGCATATTGCCATTTTGAACCATCAGACATAAACAATTTTCCTAAACCTGTTGCATTAGTTGTAAATCCAAGAGATCCAGCAGGAGCAGTTGTGGTAGTTACATTTACTGTAATTGCAGTTGATAATGCAACAAGATACGCACCATTGCTAAATTTAACATCTGCTGTAGGCACAGTACCATCAGAACCTATTTCAATACCTAATACAGTTGTTGCAGTTCCATCATTAACAACTTCTACAAATAAACCCTTAACTATGCCTACTGTTCCAGTAGAATAATTTTTTGCTTTAATATAAGCACCTTGAATTGTATTCGCACCTGTATTTACAAGTTTATTTATTACTCTAATGTCTAAACCTGTATCAGTTGGAGTTCCTGTTGCAATAGCAGTTCTACCAAAACTAGCCATAATACCTGTAGTTGGTTTTGTTGGATCTCCAAATCCGTATGCTGTTGTCCCTGTTACATCTCCAATTGCAAATAATTTATGAAAATCAATACCAGAAATTGCAGCCGAAGCTAATGGTGAAAATTTAATTTTTGATTTAATTGTTCCTTCTGTGATATCGCTTTTTGTTGAATTTTCACCAACTGATTTTAAATTAAACTCGCTCATAATCATCCTCCTTTTCTACATATTTAAATATATACAATTAACATCTAACCACCTGATTTATAAAAATTAGTATATAAATAACCATCATATAGATAATCATTAACTTTTAATTTTAATTCTTTATCATAAATTAATTTTAATTTACTCATAGTACCTAATAAATCAGCAGGACTAAAAGTTTTAAAATCTTTATCTGTTAATCTTAATTTTAATAATTCACCATTATTTATTTTTTCATCTAACCAAACTTTTCTCATATAATCTGCTAAAATCCACATTTCTTCTTCTATTAAATCATTTACAAATTCTTCAGATTCATCATCTCTAGTTAAAGATTGTTTACATTTTTTAAATAATGTCACAGATTTAGATAAAGTTAATTTATTTTCTGTCAACATTTGTTCTTCATTTAAAGAAGTTAAATCAAAATCATTAATTTCGTGCATAAACTTCTGAAAAATTAAATCGTAAGAAGTACCCATGTAATCAACTCTTTATATTTATTTTTTATTTTTCTCTTGGTTTTCTTTATTAGCTTTTTCATCCTCTTTCATAAGTGAAATTTTAACTTTTGTTTCATCCTCAATAGTATTAACAACAGATCCTCTTAAATTATCATAATCAACAATTGCTAATTCAGCTAATAATTCCTTATTACCATCTGGAAGTTTTGAAATTTCTTCTTTTAATTCTTCTGCTTCTAAATTTGCTAACATGCGTTTTAATTCAGAATGCAGTTTTATATCTTCATGTTTTAAATTTATAATTCCTAATGCATCAAATACTTTTTTATCTGGAACATAAATATCTCCTGTTTGAATTAGATCGCTAGTATAGGCCATATTTTCTAATTCTACATAAGGTAATGAAGCAGGAGCAGCAATTTTCATTAAATTTATAGGTCTACCATTTAATTGAATCCAATGAATTCTAGAATTGGAATTGTTAATTATTCTAACTTTAGTATCTGGATCAATTGTGTTGAAATCGTTTGTTTTAGTTATTTTGCTAGTTGTTTTTGCCATAAAAATAGATCATCCTTTTTTATTTTAAAATTTATTTTATTGTTGTTTTTGTGTTGTTCTGTCTAAAGGTTATTATGATGCATACTTCCAGATAAAGCCTTTATGAGATTTATATATCCCTTCGCAACATCCAAGAAGATAGGTTGTCCTAATTTTAGAATCTATCTTTATATTTTTATATGTATCCCATGTTCTAATTAATTCACCATCTAAAGTATATTGATTAATCTTTTTACCAATATTAGGTATGAATTTGGTTATATCAAAATTATCTTGTTCGTATTCTGATTTGAAAAACCATAAAAAATTATGAGCATAATTAGTTTTATGAAGACATGTATTAGATATGTTCGTTTGAGAAAGATTTAATACTTTAGATGCATAATTAGCACTTTCCCATTCTTGAATGTATATACCATTAATAGCACATTGAATAATAGTTTTACTTTTAGATAAACTCATATTTTTCTTACCTTCATCTGTACGTTTAATACCTTTCATCGATTTGCTCATTTTTATTTTAGTCTTTTCTGAATGTTTAAGACCTAATTTACTTTCAGCAGTAGGGCATATATTATAAGCAATATCTTTATTGGTAGCATCTAATGTATCTATCCAATATTGGTAGCATCTAATGTATCTATCCAATATTGTTCTCTTGCAGTTAAATCATTTTCAGATTTTACTTTTTCTAATAAAACTATTATAAAATATTGTAATCCATATTTATTATAAGAATATTGTAAATAAATATTTTTATGTTTTTTATTTTTTAAATCTCTAAGATGAGTTAATTTTCTTTGCCATAAATTTTTAGCACTGCCAACATAAAATTTATTATTTGCTAAATTTATAATTAAATAGATTCCTGGATATTTCATATCGCTCGTAATAATTTGCGAATTAATTGTTTCTAATATAATCATCTCAATTCTATATATTTTTAAAATAAAATAGAGGAGTGATTATTTCACTCCTCTATTAAATAAACATATTAAATATATTTAGATTATGTAAAACAATAAAATCCTTATAATACAACATTTTTGTACATGCAATACCAATTTGAGTAAACAATGGTTAAGCCGAATTTGCGATATGATTCGAAATCAATACTCATATCAGCATTTTCAGTTTCCCTAACAATAGTTTCACCTTCAAATGCTACTTTAACAATTTTACTTTCATTAGTTGCAACAATAATAGCGTATTGATCACTTAATACTTTACTAGTATTAGTATCATCAGCAAAGGCATTAGGTAATACAATTACACTAGCACCTCTAAATTTACCAATTCTACCAAATTCCCTACGTTCAGTTCTATCCATATCACTCACAAATCCAGGGGTTTCTTCGATAGTACCTGCAAAAGTAGGAGTACAGAAAATAACTACGTTATCACCATATGATTGAACATTAGTAATCAATTGACCCATTTGACTAGGTACAAAAGCATTAGCTTGTACTTTCATATTGGCAGATAAACCAGTAAATGAAGCAATTAAAGTAGTTTGGATTTGAAGATTGATTTTTTCCATAATACCATCTACGATAGCATTAATTAAATCAGTCCAATCCACAACTCCGTCTAAAAACCGCTCAAATTCAACATATACTGCACCGCCATATGCTTCCATAGTCATATTAATGTAATCAACATCTAATCTTGTTCTTTCAATTACACCACCTAAACCAACTTTAGTAATAAAGTTAAGTAAACCTCTCTTACCTTTTTTAGTTTTAAATTTAGGTTTTTGCCCCTGATCTAAAAACTGATATTCAACAAAACCACCGTAAGCATCATCAACTCTTTTAGGTAAAATTTCATCCACATTTTCTTCCACTAATTCAAAAATTTCATTCTTATTCTTTCTGAAACTTTTATATCTATTTTTACCATCAGGTACTAATTCTTTAAAAGCATTTCTTAATGCCTCATTTTTTTCAGCAGAAGTATATACAACATCATCTACAATTGAATCATTTCTATTATATGTAGCTTTGGCTAATTCAAAATATTTTCTTTCCATATTAAATTAATTCCTCCTTTAATTATTATATTAATATTTTATTACTACTAGGATTTTGTACAAACAAACATTAATGCAGATTCTCCAGCAGGTA